GGGCTGGCAATCAAAAGGAGATGCTGCGATGATTCGATTTATAGAGAACGAGCTTAATAAGTCATCGCGTGGTTCTCAATCTAGTAGGCATCGAAATCGATAATATGACACCAGAAGAAAGGGAACGAAGAGCGCAATCGCTCATAACAGACCCGTTGTTAAAAGAAGCATTTGATGTACTGAAAGAAGATTTAATGAACCGTTGGAATCACAGTGGTTCGACAGATTTGCAAGCTAGAGAATCTATCTGGCTTGCAATGAGACTGCTTGATCGGATTCATGGTCATATAAACTCCATAGTAGAAACTGGACACATGGCTAAGATAATGGACAAGCAACACCCACACATCTGATAAAGGAATAAAAATTATGGCGGATACGCAAACTGCCCCGCAAGCACCGGCTGGATTACAGCCAATACCAGCGCTAGGTGGAAGTGTCACTGAAGCGCAAGAAGCATTACTCAGCCTATTGGAACCTGAAGAGGAAACGCCAGAAACTGAGGAAGCTCAACCCACCGAGGAAGAAGAGTCTCAACCCGTAGAGGAAGACGAATCATTTGAGGAGGAATCCGAAGAGGAAGAAGAAGCCGAAGAGGCTGAAGAAGAATCTGAGGAAACGGAAGGTGAAGAGGAAGAGGAACTGTATGCTGTCACTGTAAATGGTGAAGAGGTAGCAGTATCCCTTGACGAACTTCTTAGCGGCTATAGCCGACAATCCGATTACACTCGTAAGACGCAAGAAATTGCTGGTGATCGAAAGGAAATGGAAGCACTGCAACAGCGGTATAACTCCGAAGTACAGCAGATTCAGCAAGAGCGTCAGCAGTACATGGATGCTCTAACCAACATCATAGCCAATCAAGGCGGTGAGTTAGAGAAATTTGCAAATGTAGATTGGGACACTTTAAGGGAAAATGATCCCATAGAGTATGTTACAACTAGAGAACAGTACCGAGAAGCTCAGGAAAAGGTTCAAGGTTTACAGCATGAGCAAGCGAGAGCGGCTCAGGTTCAACAGGCTCAAAACAATCAAGCCCAGCATCAAATGCTGAAAGTTGAAAAAGGTAAATTAGTTGAAGCGATTCCAGAGTGGGGTGATCCAGACAAGCAAAAAGATTTATCAGCCAACCTTCAGTCCTATGCAAAGGAACAGGGTTTTACGGCAGAAGAACTTAATAGTCTTGTAGATCATCGATCTGTTCTGGTTTTGTTAAAGGCTCAGAAATATGACCAATTACAGAAGTCTAATGTAAAGTCTAAGAAGCTGAAAAACAAACCCAAAGTTATCCGAGCCGGTTCTGGAACATCTACAAAGGGTTCTGATAAATCCAAACGTACTGCACAAATGAAGCGTCTCAGGGGTACAGGACACATCGATGATGCGTCTGCACTCCTAGAGGATTTTATAGACATTTAACTAAGGAGGGAAATGCTATGGCAGCACCCGCAAATACTAGGGAAACCTATGGTGCTATAGGCATCAGGGAAGACCTAAGCAATATTATATACAATATAAGCCCTATGGACACGCCGTTTTTAAACAGCGCAGGGCGAGGTTCGTGTGACAACACAACCTTTGAATGGCAAACGGACGAGCTAAAAGCAGTTGCAGCTAACAGGCAGGAAGAAGGTAACGACTATGGTGCCACTGCTGCGACAGAGCCACGCCGTTTGACTAATTTCACCCAAATCTCGGCCACGCAGGTTACAAGTTCAGGAACCGCCGAAGCTGTCGATTTTGCTGGTCGAAAATCAACCCAGGCTTACCAGCTTGCTAAACGCGCCAAAGAAATGAAGCGCGATATGGAAACGATGCTTTTAGACTATACTCTAAAAACTATTGGTGCTTCTGGTACTGCGCGGCAAACCGCTTCTGTAGGTACGTGGATGGGTACGCCTGTTGTGGGTACTTCAACCGTTATAGATGGAAGTAATGATGGTTCTGATGCGGCAAGATTAACGGGTCTAGCTAATCTTGGTGCTGGTTCTGTCGGACCGGATGGTACGACTGATCCAACTGATCCTGTTGGCGCAACCTTTGCGATTACGCTTGCTGGTATCAACGCAACAGTATCCCGTATCTGGGATTTGGGTGGAACACCTGATACCATTATGTGTGATGCCGCGACTAAACAGACGATAAGTTCGTCTGCTGTTGGTGGCGCTGTAGTTGCTACGCCGTACAAAGATGCTGGTTCTAAGGACGGTGCTGTAACTGCTGTGAATGCGGTCGATGTTCTGGTAACAGACTTTGGTACGTTCAAGGTCGTTCCCAATCGTTTCTCAGTTGCGGCAACTGCATATTTCTTTGACTACGATCTGTGGTCTATTGATTATTTGCGTCCTTTCCGTACAGAAACTCTTGCCAAATCTGGCGATAATATGAAGCAGCTTTTGATTGCTGAATATGGTTTACGCGCCAAAAATGGGCACGGAAACGGTCAGATGCGAGGTGTAAAGTAAAATTGGTATTGGTTTAGCCCCCTTCGGGGGGCTTTGCCTCACAGGAGAAATAAGATGGCAAAAATGGGACAACCACCTAGTAAGGGTACTGCAACTGCTGCTGGCCCCGACATGAACCCACCCCCTTATGCAGAGGGTGAACCCAAACTTAAAAAGTATGGTCCGGGGGTAGATGGTGCTATTGGTACTACTGACCATAATGGGTCTATAGACAACGTAATAAGCACACAAGTTTCTAAGGTTGGGAAAGTTTATGGCTGGTAAAGCAAAGAAATCTGTTAAACCAAAGGCAGTTAGTAAGCCCAAAAACAAACCTATGACTTTTGAGGAAAAACTTTCTGATACAAAAAGCCGTATGAATAGAATTGTAGAGGGAAATGATCCGGGGTATCATGTAAGATGAGCAAAAAGGTAGCACCTAATATGCTGCATACTACGTTTCATTCCAATGCGGATGAGACAGAGTTTACTATAAATACCTATCAGGATTGTGAGCCTATTCTGGAAGAGAATAAGAAGGCTTTTAACAATTATGGGGATAGGCTAACTCCCGGTAAAGCTGGTGAAGGTGTAAGAGTTGCGTCTATACCGTTAAATGTATGGAACCAATGGCTAAAAGAAACCAACGGGGAAATAGAAAAGGATCACAACCTTATGAAGAGGTATCTCAACGATCCCAATAATAAATATTTTAGAACTACACCAACGAGGATTTAACTATGTGGTTATATGCATTTGGCGTTGCAGGACGCACACAAAGAAACTATCCAGTTTTAAATCAAAACGCATTCTTCTCAGCCCGTAACGTCTAATGGCTATTGGAACGTACGCAGAACTACAAACTGCGGTAGCTAACTGGCTAGATCGTGATGATCTGACTTTAAGAATACCAGAGTTTATAGCTTTGGCAGAGGCGAAGATGAATCGCAATCTGCGTATATCCCTTATGGAAAATGTAAGCACGGCTATAACAATGGTTGCTGGCACAAGAGATTATGATCTTCCCACCGGTTTTACAGGAATGAAGGAATTTCATTTAACGACTTCTCCTATAGTTGCTCTGTCTTACATTACACCAGAAATGATGAACAGGATGTGGGCTGGAAGTAACAAGGGAAAACCACAAGCGTTTACATTATTTTCTGATGCTGGAACAAGAAAAGTAAAGATAGGTCCAGCCCCTGATTCAGCCTATACAACCTCGATGCTCTATTTAAAGAAGATAGATAATCTATCTGTTGCTAATCCTACAGAGACTATGCTGACAGAGAATCCAGATGTTTATCTTTATGGGGCATTATTAGAGGCAGAGCCTTTCCTTATGAATGATGCTAGGATTCAGATATGGGCTGGTCTATTACAACAAGTCGCAAAAGACCTACAAGATAGAGACATCTTTGACCGTCACTCAGGCTCTGCGTTGAGGGTTATGAACACCACAGGATATCCATAATGGCATTAGATACTGGAAATTATATTAGCGATTTTGATCGCGCAAATCCTACTTCATCTGACCCGGTTTCAGAAGGCGATGATGTTCTTAGATTTGTCAAGAAAGTTCTTCAAAAAACCTTTCCTATGGGAACTGATGCTGCTGGTACAGCTACTGGTGTAGGACCGAACCAAGCAGTTCAGGTCATTATAGCGAAAGCTACTGCTCCGACTATAGGTGGTACGGTTGCAGAATCGCATGGGTTAGTCTGGCTAGATACGACTACTAATTTACTGAAGATAAGAAACAAGGCTAATGATGCTTGGATTACCCTTGCTGTTAACCCCGAAGTAAGCAACTCAGTAGATATTAATGCTGGCACAATAGATGGGGCTGTAATCGGTGGCTCTACACCAGCGG